ACGGGCGGTCCATGTCCACGGGTAGGTAGACAAATAGGTGGACGTATGCAGCAGCCCGTTGCAGACAATCATCAACTCTTGCGTCCCGCCATCCTTCCGCCAGGTGTATCCGTTCAGGACACTGGCCGCAGCAATGGGAGAGGCGGTGGTCCGCTTCGTCCCACCCCGCTTCGTGACGGCCCCATAGTCTGTCAGCCGCGCATTGTCCGCCCTCCGCATCTGGTTGGGCAGCACACTCGCGTCGTCGGACACGCTATTCAGCCCACCATCAAACTTGGGCTGCTGGTCTACGACCTTCTCACGGCCTGCCATTAACCGCCACTCCAGTCATACTTCACATCTGGATAGGCCATCATCGTCGGGTTGATCGTCATGCGACGGATGTCGTCCAACAGCGACTTGCGATCATCGTCGGCCATCGCCTTCAGGTTGGCTGCTGCCGCCGCTTCCGTGCCACCCTTGAGGAGGAGGAGAGCAGCCGCCTGCCACACCAACACCAGATGCGCGTTGGCAGGATAGTCGATGATACTGGCATCACCCACCAGATCAGCAATAGCCGTGGGCTTGTAGTTTACGCCCACATACAGCCCCAAACCTGACGACACGGGCAACGCCTGTACCGCCTGCCCCGCGATGTAATACAGGCGGGGGTAGGTCGGCAGGTAATTACTCGTCGTCGCCAGCGGCACATCTTGATACCGTGTCTGCCCGTACAGCACGTTGCCGTCGCTGACGGATAGGATGCGGTAGAAGTTCTGTTCTGTATCGCCAGACCCGCTGTTCAGCGTGGTAAACGCGAACTGGCCGCTGGCGTCCGTGGTCACCTGACGGATCGCAAACCGATAGTATGGCGCGGCGTTCAGGATGTTTGACCACTCGCTGTCAAAGACGTTGTTCAGCACCAGCTTAATCGTGGCGTCTGACCACCGTGTCGAGCCAACCGCATCCATGTACTCGCGGGTGTCGGTAACCAACTGTCCGAGGGTGACGGTTGCCATACTTCTCCTTAGCTCACTTTACGAGGGCGTCCACGACCACGGCGCATGGTAGACGGATCGGCACTATCCAGCACTTCCCCAATGGCACTGTCCATCGCCGCAGACATCATCCCCGTGTTGTAGTTCTCCACGGAGTCGGTCAACCGCTGGATGTCTTCTCGCGGGAAGGTGCGGATCATCTTGCTTAAATATGACGGGGCTTCGTCGGGGCTACATCCCAGCGGCAGATAGCCAATGATGTCATAGGCCATTCGTGCGTCGTAGCTCTCGCGCTGCACCCACTCCCATCGGCGGTCATCGGGTTGCCACTCCATGCACACAGACCATGTAGGCACTCCTGTGTCCATCAGCCGCAGCTTCAGTCCGCTATGCACCTCCCGAAGCCGCCGCTGAATCTCAGGCGACGGCTCGGGGATGCCCGCAGGATTCACCAGAATCACGGGCTTGTTCATGCTACTCTTGCACCAGCAGTTCGATGTTGACCGTCACATCGTCGGGCTGCGCTGAGACAGCACCCACGGTCACCATCGCCACGCGAAGGCTGTCCGCCGTGGTCAGCGTCCGCTGGGCGTCCGTGGTCGTGGTCAGAAACACAAACTGCAACGGCGTGTCTGCCGTCTTGGTGTTAACGTCCAGACCAGACGTAAGAGCCACCGCCGTCGCACCCGTCATCTTGAACAGCGTGACGACACACGACGTCGCGGCGGTCGGGAACGTCCCCGCACACAGGGTCGCCCGATTGACATACGCCTTGGCAGGGAACCCGCCAATGTTGTGGTTGTCCGTGCCAGCCGCCAGTGTGCCCGTGTTCAAACGGCCACTAGTCAGCGGGACAGGCAGCGTCCCAAGACGCCCCGGCTTTGGAGCAAAAAAGTTATACGCCATCTGAAGTCTCCAAGTTGATCCCAATGGGGGGCAGCAGCCGAAGTGCTACCACCCCCCACCGCGACTTTAGATGTGGCTGTAACGAGCCGTGTCCGTGTAGCCCGTGATCGAGCCATGCGCGTTACGCGCCAGACACGCGAGGTTGCCGTACCAGCCATACGTCGTTTCGAACGCATCGCGGCCCGACAACCAACGCCACGGACCCGCGCCCTCGAACTCCACGAAGCCCCAATCCTTCGCATCCACCCACGACAGGGACGGGATGTGCAGGAGGTAGATCGTGCCAGCCGGGACGTAGTAGTCCGTCACGCACGGGATACCACAGATTTCAATGGCCTTGTAGCCACCCTTGATCGTGGTGCCGAACTCGCCAGCCGTGAAGCGACGCTGAGCGACCATCGACTCCATGAGCTTCTTCGCCAGACCGGGGGTGGTCATAAGGAGGAAGTCCTTGGGCTTCACATTGGCATCCTTGCCAGAACGACCGGCAATCTTCTGGATCAAGTCCCAGATGTCCGATTCGGTCGGCTGCGTGGCATCAGGCGTGTCCGTGCCCGCGACCATGCGGGTGGCATCCCAAATGCTGTACGTCGCATTGCTGATGTTGTGCAACGAGGCGTAGCCGTTACCACGGTTCGTGATGCTGATGAGACCGTTCATCGCGCCGTTGAACGACGTATCGCTCGCGGTCGCCTTGACGATCTTGTCCGTCGCCGCCATGCTCGAAATGGCCGTGCCAAGCGTCAGCGTGGCGTTGTCGCCGCTGTTCGTGATGGCCGTGATGGCCGCACGACCCAGCACCGCGTCAGACGAGGACGTGTCGAGGACGGCAATGTAGTCGCCCACCGACAACAGCAACGAACCCTGACCCGAGCTGGCAATGCCGTAGGGCGAGGACACGATGATAGAGGTCGTAGACGAAACAGTGCCGATCAAGGCCACCACGCCGTCCGCCTTGTTGTGCAGCGCCTGCTGCATGAGCAGCATCGAAGCGTCCTTGATTTCTTCCATCGTCTTGCTGGCGATGGTCGTGAAGGCCGCATCCTTGGACTGCGTGCCGACGAACGCCAGACCGTCAACCTGACGGGTGGTGTACGCACGGACGATGCCCACATTGGCCTGCACTTCCGTCGCCGTCGTGTCGGGCGGGAAGTAACCAGAGGCCGAGAACGTCGCGCCAGCCGGTCGGCCAGTCACCACGTCAAAGAACACGTTGTTACCGCCCCACCGCATGTTGCGGGGGCCACCAGAGCGGCCCTTCTCCAACTGCGCGAGGAGAGGAGTGACAAGGTTCTGCACCTTCTCACGGAACTGCGAATACACGTTCTTCAGGAGGCCGGTTAGTTCGGCATCGGTAATAAGAGTGGGGTTAGCCACGAGTCACCTCTAAGAAAGTATTAACGGAATGACGACAACGCCGTGTTCAACGCACTCGCCACGGCATCGTCTACGGTGTTGCCCGCATAGGCTTTCGGCTTGCCAGACGGCTTGCCCGCATTGCCAACGGGGAGGGTCTTTTGTCCTACAACGCGCTTGGCTTTCTGTGCTTCAATGCGAGCGCGGTCCCGCTCTGCCAACGCCTTCTGTGTCTCCCGCTGGGGAGCCGAGGTGGTTGACTTCGAACGGCGACTATGCTGCCCTTGTGCCCATACTGCCAAATCGTCGAGGATGTACTGTCTGATCGCCTCGTAGCGTGACGCTGGAACATACGCCTCTCCGTTGGGAGCGCGTTCAACGTGCGCGTACATAGCCATCTGGAACTTCTCGGCCAACTCGTCTACGGAAATGGATGGCAGTGCCCCAACAATCATGTTAAGGGCTGGCATCACTTCGTTCTCGTAGAACACTTGGCCTTTCTCCGCAATCGCCGTCATTTGGGTCTGGACACGGATGTCCTTCACCTCCTGTTCTGCGCGAGCGGCCCTACTTTCCGGCGAGTTCTGTTCACCATACGCATCACGCACGGCCAACAAGAAATCGTCGTCCATCAACAGCTTTTCAATCTGCTCTTCTCGTTCCGACAGCAGGGCAGCGAGTTCCTCGCGCTCCTGATAGACCTGTTGAGCAACTTGCTCAACCTGCTGGACCTTTTCTTCCCGATCTTTGTTGTACACGCCCCACTGGGCCAGCTTCACCACTTGATCTAAGCGGTCACTCCGCATCTTCCCGTTGGCCTTGTACTCCACCATCAAGTTCGGGACTTCTACCTCTCCATCTGCATCGTAGAGGGCAAACTCTGTCGCCAGATCATCCGTCACCGTTGGAACGGCGACGTATCCTTCTGGCATATTGGGCTGATCGCCAAGGTCTTCTGATTCCCCAGCGTCCTCTACCGCATCTCCGCCATCGTCTGCTGCATCTGGAGCCAGTGTCTCTTCGGCATCTTCAGCCACAGCCGTGTCTTGCTGTGGTGGGAGGGCGCTTGCGACGGCACTGGAAATTGCTTCTCCGAGGTCCATGCTCCGATCCTATTGCTGTCGGGATAAGATGTCAGCTTGCTGTGCGGACTGCTCTGCCTCTGGGATGCCAGCCAAATTCTGTTGAAGAAGGTTGGTGACCCCAATCGGCGGATTGCCACTGGCAAGCGGTAACTGTCCCGGTGTGATATTTGGTACACTGGCTGCGGCAGGTCCGCGTTCTGGGCCAGCACCAGCAGGGCCACCTTGCTGCGGCGGTCCTCCTCCCTGTTTCTGCTGCGCTTGATTCGCTAGTGCTACCCACCGCTCTTGTGCAGCGGCAATGATCGACGGTTCTACGTCGTCTTGGAGCAGAAACTCGCGTTCTAGCACATCTTGGTGGATGGCTTCGTTGTCCTGCCACCGCACTTCGGGCACGGGCGTCTGCATCCGAATGGCATCTGCCACCCGCTTGGCCCGTGCCTCTTGATCCGAGTCGGGCGTGGAGATGTCCCCCGCCACCGCAAACATCTGGCGACGACGGTATTCCTTCATGTCGATCACGCCCGTCTGGAGCCAGTTGTCCAGCATATACATACGGAACGCCAGCGGCATCGGCATCATCGACGAGGCTTCGACCTTCACATCGCTCTGTCCGTCAAAGTCCGACGCCGACACGGCACGGGCGAGGTCGGGACGACCCTTGCCAACTGCGCCAAGCGAGCGGGGCATATCATAGCCCCACGACATCCCTGCCAGCGTGATTTTGCCCCAGTCAGTGAAGGCCATGGCCAAGGCATTGACGCCGGGGCTAAAGACCCGCTCCAACTGTTCACGGCTGGCAATAATCGCACGGCCCGATTCGCCCGTCACCTGCCCACGGCTGACCGAGTTGTAGCCCGAGGCGTTTTCAAACGCCCCCTTCTCCAACGC